ATGTGTCACATCGTAATGGCAGCTGCTGGTTCAGATGCTAATGGTGTACCTAACATCATTAAATGGACAGGTGTAGTTGGTGTATCTACTTTACCTATTGGTGTTATTGTAGGTATTCGTGTTGCAGATGCTGGTACTTCATTAGTAGGTAATTCTCTATCATTAGAAAAAACTTACTTACCTTTATCAGCAGGTCAGCATTATGCTTATGTTGTTACAGACCCAGGTACTGTATTTGAAATCCAAGGTGACTCTACTGTATGGGCTGCTGCTAACATGACAGGTAATGCTGCTGTTACAGTCGTAGCTAACCAAACAACTTTAGGTAATGGTGCTCCATATTCAAACATGGTAGCTACATCTCCTGCAACAACTTTAAGTCTTCCATTACAAGTATTAGGTCTAATTCAACGTCCTGATAATGGTTTTGGTGCTTACTCAGCATTACTAGTTCGCTTTAACGTACATAACTACGTTGGTGCTGCAACTGGTCGTACTGGCGTTTAATAGATAATAATAGGAGAATTATATGGCAGGTTTAATTAGTACCGCAAGTCATCCGAAGGCCCTCTGGCCTGGTATCAAACAATGGTGGGGTCAGGTTTATGACGAACATGCAGTGGAATACACTGACTTGTTTGATTCAGAAACATCTGGTCAAAACTATGAAGAAGATGTACAACTTACAGGCTTCGGTCTAGCTTCTGTTAAACCAGAAGGTCAAGGTGTACTATACGATTCAGAAGTACAAGGCTTCACTACTCGCTACACACACGTTGCTTACTCTACTGGTTACATCGTAACTAAAGAAGAGTTAGATGACAACTTGTATGAAGCTGTTAGTCGTCGTCGTGCTGCTGCATTAGCTATGTCTTTCCGTCAAACTAAAGAGAACGTTGCTGCTAACGTATACAACCGTGCATTCAACGGTTCATACACAGGTGGTGATAATACATCATTAGCTAACACTGCTCACCCAAACACATCAGGTGGTACATGGGCTAACCGTCCAACAGTTGATGTTGACTTGTCTGAGAGTGCTTTAGAAGATGCTGTTATTGCAATCATGGGTCTTCAAAATGACCGTGGCTTATTGATTAACATCATGCCACACACTTTGATTATTGCTCGTCAAGAGTTAATGAATGCACAACGTATTCTTAAGAGTTCTTACCAAACAGGTAATGCTAATAATGATATTAACGTAATCAAGTCTGGTAACTACATTCCAGGTGGTTTCAAAGTTAATCATTACTTAACTTCACCTCACGCTTGGTTTATCCGTAATACTATTCCTGGTAAAACAGGTATGAAGTATTATGAGCGTACTGGTATTACTTTTGACCAAGACAATGACTTTGATACAATGAACATGAAGGCTAAAGGCTACGAACGTTATTCATTCGGTTGGTCTGACCCTCGTGCTATTTGGGGTGTTAATGGTCCTTAGTAAATAGTTCTTGACATTAGTCGAGAATTAGTGTAGTATATATTGAATGAGCTTTAGGTGTAAAATACTTATGTAAGTCTCACTCTTTATTAAAGGAAATATATGTCATACGAACGTGAGAAAGAAAAGGGCAAACGCCCAGAACCAAACTCTAAATAAAGCATTATACTAATGCTCTTCCAATGACGCACTTAAAGGTGCGTTGTTTAATACAACGTCAAAGGATACTAAATGTCAAACCCAACCCGATTTCTAAGTGGCGTTGCCACTGTCCCTTCAACACAACCTTTAGGTAATTATCCATTACCAGACCCATTTCACACAAGTGGAAATTCTAATTTAGACACTGCAAGTTATTCAAATGACTTCTTTGATATTGGTACTACCACAGCTTATACCATTTCAGGTACTGGTGCTGTAGCCCTAGGTGTAGGTGCTGCTGGTGTAGGTGGTACTTTAGTCTTAACTCCTGCCTCTGCTACAGCTTCTGCTGTAACTCGTGCTGCTACAGCCTTCTCATTTACTCAAGGTAACAAGTTCTGGTTCTTACAACGTATCTCTGCTTCAGCAGTTACTGGTGTAATGTCTATGTTCTTTGGTTTGAATACAGCTAATGCTGCCATCACTGCTGATGGTATTTACTTCCGTAAAGCTGCTTCACAACTTAACCTAGACTTAGTATCTGTAATCAATGGTACAACAACTGTCTTAGCTGCTGCTATTACAACAGTTAGTGCTGCAACTTATGTTGATGTTGGTTTCTACTATGATGGTACAGACCTTCTAGTATATGTAAGTGATGTTGTTAAAGCTCGTATCTCTGGTATTACAGTTGGTGCTACTAATGCATTTACAGTAACCAATGCTTACTTATCTCCAGTGTTTCAAATTACTCCAGTAGGTACAGAGAACTTAACTACAGACTATGTGCTTGTAGCTAACGAACTTGTACGATAGGATAGACAATGGCTAACTCAACCACTATTCAAATACTTGAGGATGGTGCAGCTCATACAGTAATTAAACTAGAAGGGGTGCTAGACACCTCTGACGTTTCTTCTACTGTAGTTGTTGACCCAGCTGCTCAATCGTCAGTTGACCCTACAGGGTCTAACTACCTTAAAGCTACTAAATATAAACTAGATAAGATTATCCATAACATTGAAGATGGCTTGTCAGTTAATTTGTTTTGGGATGCTACCACTCCAGTTCGTATTGAAGAACTAACAGGAAGAGCTAAAGTAGACTACCGTGATTTTGGTGGCTTACAAAACAATGCTGGTGCTACAGGCTTCACAGGTAAGGTTACATACACGACTGAAGGTTGGTCTGGTATTAAATCTTTCTCTGTTATCTTGTATCTAACTAAACAATGGTAAGTATTCAATCTCAAGCTAAAGAGGTACAGCTATCTGCTGTTATTACTCGTGCTAATGGCACGGTAGAAGAGTTGGGTACAATTGCCTATTGGAATAAGAATATATTTAAAACGCTATTATGGAGAATTAAACAATGGCTACGCTAATCGTTACAACTGGTAAAGCAATAGTTACCAATAGAATTAAAGGGTCTGGTACAGAACCCTCTTATGTTGCATGGGGTACAGGTGCTGGTACTACAGCAGCTTCTGATACAACACTGTTTACAGAGACTGGTACTCGTGTTGCAGGTACATCTACACAACAAACAACAACTACAACTTCTGATACCTATCAAGTAGTGGGTACACAAACTGCTGGTGGTGCTTTAACAATCACTAATGCTGGTTTATTTGATGCCTCTACTGCTGGTAACCTTTTTGTTAAAGGTGACTTCACAGGTATTGTATTAGCTTCAGGTGACTCAATTCAGTTTACATTCAAGACTCAATTCAGTTAATAAGAAATGGCTTTAAATGAGTCAGCATTAAATGTTGAGGCAGTCAATGGTAATGGTTCTGTAAACTTCTTACAAAGCCTTATCATTGCTTCGACTGTTACTTTTAGTTTTCTTAAGGGTGTTAGTTTAATTAAAAGTTTAACAAGTGCTATTACTCAGTCGTTAGTTGTATCTAAAGTTAAGAATGTATTGTTGTCTATAGGTTCTACTGTAACAGTTACAACACTAAGAGTTTTAGGGAAGCTTGTGAGCTACCTACAAGGCTCTAGTAATACCTTGGCAATGGTAACCTCTAGGTTTAGAACTTTAAATGTCTCTAGTACAGTTATAGAGACAGTTGTAAAACTACTTCCTAAGACTTACTCAGTTGTTAGTAGTGTCACTCAAAGTATTTTTAAGAGTGTTGGTAAAAGTCTAATAGCTTCTTTAACTTCTACAGCCTCTTTTGTTAAGAGTGTTCTTAAGAATATAGTATCAACTATAGAGAACATAACAGAAGTTATACTAGAGAAGGCAACTCACTTTTTAATATTACTAGCTTCAGTTACTGTTACTGAAACGTTAAGTAAGGTTATAAGTAAGATATTAGTTGTGTCTAGTGGTGTTACAGAACAAGTAGTTAAACAAGTAGGAAAGAATGTTATTGCAGTTGTTACTACCACTGCAAACATTATTAAAGCAATAGGTAAGATATTAGCTTTAGTAGTTACAGAAAGTGTTAGTTTAGTTAGGATGAAGATACTTAACTTAGTATTACTAACCTACTCTACTATTACATTATCTATTACTAAGTATATAAGTAAGTTGTTAAGTATTAATAGTAGTATTAGTTTCACTATAGTTAAGAGTATTAACCTTACTAAAACTATTATAACAACTATTATACCACAATTAATAAAAAGTACAATAAGTTTTTATAAATATAATAACCAAAGACTTATGTATGCTGCTACTAAAGTGTTGTCCGTAGTGTCTACTAAAATTAGAACCATCTTTGCTAATAAGGATTTAAACCTATGAGTTCTTTCTCATATAAACTAACTACAGAGAATGAGCAGTTTACATTTGACTTCTCTAATGTGATAGCAAGTGGTGAAACTATATCTAGTGCTACTATGGTAGTTGAAGTGGTAGAAGGTACTGACTCAAGTCCTTCCTCTATCCTAGTAGGTACTCCAGTAATTAATGGCTCTAGAGTGGCACAGCGTATCTCTGGTGGCTTAGACCAAGTTACTTATAGGTTAGAGCTTTCAGCTACAACATCACTTACTAATGTTTATACCTTAGTTGGTGACCTTCCTGTATTGGCTCCGATTAGTTTATAATGGGTTACTTCTCAAGATGGGATAGGGGAGACTGGGATGCCATATGTGATAGCTGTGGTAGGAAGTTTAAAGCTTCTAAGCTAAAGAAAAGATGGGATGGTTTAATGGTTTGCCAACAAGATTGGGAACCACGTCAACCTCAAGACTTTGTAAGAGGAGTACCTGACCCACAACTAGTACCTTGGGTTAGAGATGAAGCTACAGATACTTTTATAGCTATTACTATTTCTAGTTTTAATACTTTCTTTAGTTCTATTACAACAAGTTTAATAGTAAATGTTATTTACCATAACCAGTCTAAAGTATTAAGTTTCTTATCAAGTATGGTAGCTAGTTTAGTTACAATAAAAGTTCCAGCACCAACCCCAAGTTTGAACACTCTTAACAGTGATGCTATAAACAATGAAATATTAGGATAACATATGACGATTCAATTTACTAATAATGCTTCAACAACCTTAGCTAGTGGGATAACAGCAATTGCTACCTCACTAACGGTTGCTACAGGAACAGGAGCTTTATTCCCTACACCTTCTGGTGCTGCTTTCTTTTACTGTACCTTACAGAACGTAGCAGGTACTCTACGAGAGATTGTTAAAGTAACTGCTCGTACTACAGATACCTTTACCATTGTTCGTGCTCAAGATGGTACATCAGGTCAAATCTTTGCTACAAGTGATAAGGTGGAACTTCGTGTAACTGCTGCTGACCTTAATAACTTTGGTCAACTAGATACAGCTAATACTTGGGCTTCAGGTCAAACATTTGTAGCTCCTGTTTTAGGTACTCCAGCTTCTGGTACTTTAACCAATTGTACATTCCCTACATTAAATCAGAATACATCTGGTACTGCTGCTGGACTATCAGCTACTCTTGCTGTTGGTTCAGGTGGTACAGGTGTCACTACAGGTACGGGCTCAGGCTCAGTGGTACTAAACACCTCACCTACATTAGTAACCCCGATACTAGGCACACCAACATCAGGTACGCTAACTAACTGCACGTTCCCTACATTAAACCAAAATACATCAGGTACAGCCGCAGGGTTATCAGCAACATTAGCCGTGGGGTCAGGTGGTACAGGACTAACAGCAGCAGGTACATCAGGTAACGTACTAACATCTAATGGGTCAGCTTGGACAAGTGCTGCACCAGCAGGTGGTGGTGTAACATCTCTCAATGGTCAAACAGGTGCAATTACTGATACAACTTTATATGCGATTGGTAGTTATGTTATAGGTAGACCAGCAAATACAACCGCATATGCTTCAAATACAACTATTGCTGGAAGTTCACTATATGCAACAGGGGGTGTAATTACTTATTTCCCTGTATATGGTGGATGGTCAATTCCAGCAACAGGCTCCTGCGATGCAAATGCTTATGTTTTAGTTAATACAGGAACATGGCGGTGTCTTGCCCCAGCTGGTACAGGTGGTGGTTATGCCGCAGCAGGTCTTTGGGTTCGAATTAGTTAAGGAAAAATTATGGAATATACAAGCGTAACAAACCCAATATGGGCTAATGCAGAAAACAATGTAATTAACTGTGATGTAGTCTTTACAGATTTAGGACCAACTCCAGTTCCATTTACAGCAAGTCCTTTAGACACTAGCAACCCTAGTTCTATCACTATCTATGACCAATGTGTTGCTGGTGATTATGGTCCTATTGCTGTATATGTACCGCCACCTCCTTACGTACCAACAGCATCAGACAACAAAGCCACAGCATCAAGTCTTTTAACTGCTACTGATTGGACAACAATTGCTGATGTAGGTAATCCTCAAATGGCTAATCCATATTTAGCTAATCAAGCCGAGTTTATAACTTATCGCAATACTATCCGTCAAATTGCAGTTTATCCAGTTGCAGGAAATTTAACTTGGACAACTGTACCTACTGAGGTTTGGCTATGAAATACCTTCAATGGCTATCCGAAGGTGGTGTTCCGCTTCCAGCGGATACACTAGACAACACCCCAATTGTGACTATGTAAATGACAACCTTACATGAACTTAAACTAGAAGTGGACTCTCTTAAAGAAGACTTACTAGATATTAAAAGAGATACCTCTGAACTCCTAGAAGCATGGAAAGATGCTAAGGGAGCACTTAAGGCTCTTGCTTGGATTGGCTCTGCTGCTCAGTGGGCTATAGCAGTTGGTAGTGTAATTGCTTTTGTATACTTCACATTTACAGGAAAAAAATAATGGCTGTTTCTGGAACCACAACATTTACCGTAACTCGTGACCAAGTGATAGAAGCTGCTATGCGAGGCTTGTCTGTATTGGAAGAGGGTGCTACACCATCTGCAACATCTATTCAAAATGCGTCATTTGCCATTAATCTTATTATTAAGAACTGGCAGAAAGATGGTATTAAACTTTGGACTATTTCTGATATAGTAATTCCACTTACTTCAGGGGTTACCACTTATAC